TCTGCAGGAAGTCTTGAACGTCATGGTCAATGAAACCAACCCGGCCATTCTGCGCAAGCGCATTAACAAAGACGACGAGGTTTATTTCGTTTATTGGACAACACTTGTACCAATTCTCCCAGACGTTTCACAAGCCCCGCAACCAATTGCAGCAACAACAGCTGCAAAATCAATCGAACTTGCACCACCAATGGAGGTATCCGTTATGCCAGAAGCAAAATCAAAAACTCACCTGATGCTGGAATACCTGGCCGAGCATCGCAGCGCCACATCTACAGAATTGACGCATGTCTCACAAGCCTCTGCATCTGGACCGGCGCCGCATTTAAAGTCCTATATAGATGCAGGGATGATCTCTGTATCAAGTCCAGGTACTGGTCATCAACGAGTCTATTCTCTGGCAGAAAACACCACATTAGATGATTTGGTTGGTTATGCCTATAAAAAACAGATGCATAAAGAGAAAAATACAGGCATAGCGAATGATTCCCCACCTGCAGCATCATCACCTGCAAAACCTGCTGCGCTGACTCTTGTCCCTTCCGAGCCAAAGCCCAGCGCATCATCTGCAGAGCCAAAACCGGAAGCGAGCGACCAATACGGCGCGCACCAGGTATTCATCGACACTCACGGCTAGATGATCATCCAGCAGCCAGGATCCGTGCGCATGATTTTCCCGCCGGCAGACACCATCAAGATCCAGAAGCTGTTTTTTGCGATCGATCTGGAATCGCTATCGGCGAGTACTTAACTGCAATCCACCACAGATCCTGCGAGCGATGTGGCGGAATGCGGCAAATTCAATTAGTGAAAGGGTAATGATGACTAAGGCGGGTATTGCGATCGATCCATGGAAGCTGTCAATTTTTGAACGCCATTTATCTCAAGCCGGTTACATCTTTGACAAACCACATGAGATCAGTCCCGCAGGCGTTTTGCTGATGACTGTAAGAACAGAGAACCTTGAAGCATTAGCCGGTGTAATTGAAGCCGCCAATATTGAAGCAGCAAAAACAGGAGCCCCACTATGAACGAAATTATTAAGCAATGTGTAGATAGATTTCTAATGCGCAAATTGCCGGAGCATTTTCGCCCAGACGGCGGCGTTTCTTTTGCGCGGGATGTGAATGGAGCGCCGAGAGATTACCAGAGCGCTTGGTGGCCGGTTGGCACTAATCTATTTGACGCCGAACAGGCTAAGGAAATGTTCGAGCATTGCCTGGCTGGTTCAGGTCTCGCAAATGTAACCTTTTCTACCTTACGAGAAGCAAACATCACCCGCGATATCGAATGGGGTGCTGGTCAAAAATTCAGCCTTTCATATCGAGGCAATGAACTGGCCGGCGAAGTGGGCGAGGCATGCAATATATTAAAAAAACTGGATCGCGAACGCATGGGGTTGGTCGGCTCAAGAGCCGATCTGGAGAAACTTGCCGATGAGCTTGCGGATGTAGTCATTTGCGTAGATCTTGCAGCGATGGATGTAGGGATAGATCTCGCTGCAGCTGTAGCTCGCAAATTCAATATGACCAGCGATAAAAACGGACTTAAGACTAAGCTACCAGAGGCCGTCCAATGAATCCGATCTTGATCAATTATGCACTGTTAGTTGAATTCGCAGTGCTGTCGATTGGCTGGCTTATGGCTGGCGACAGGATGCAGGCGATTTATTGGTGTGGAGCGTTTATCTGCACAGCGGGAGTGACTTTCAAATGACCGAAAACACAAAAATCGAGTGGGCGCACCACACCTTTAACCCATGGATCGGCTGCACGGAAGTATCACCAGCATGTGATCACTGTTACGCCAGGGAACTAGCCAAACGCTACAGCATGGCAGAGTGGGGTACGGGCAAGCCTCGTCAGCGCACCTCTGCAGCGAACTGGAAATTGCCGTTGAAGTGGAACAGGCAGGCAGAGAAATTGGGTATTCGGTACCGCGTTTTCTGTGCCAGTTTGGCGGATGTATTCGACAATGAAGTGGATCCCCAATGGCGTGCTGATCTGTTTGCACTCATTGCAATCACGCCGAATCTGGATTGGTTGCTCCTGACCAAACGCATCGGCAACGCAGCAGAAATGATTGCTCAGGCAAGAATATATCAGGGCGAGGATGTGTTCTATCACAAGCCCATTAAAAACATCTGGATCGGCGCCACCATTTGCAACCAGAAAGAAGCCGATCGCGATATCCCTAAATTGATGAAAGTGCCTGCGGCCGTGCGGTTCTTGAGTATGGAGCCGCTGCTTGGCGACGTGGATATAAGATGGGCATTAAGTCGAAACAAACTAGAAATAGCCGCAGGGTTTTTGCAGAGGGGGATGTTTTCACCTGGCTTTGAAACGTTGCGACCCATTGATTGGGTAATCGTCGGCGGCGAGAGCGGAAACTGTGCACGACCGATGCACCCTGGGTGGATATTCAGATTGCGCGACCAATGCAATGCGACCGGCACAGCGTTCTTTTTCAAGCAATGGGGTGAATTTATACCTGCAGAGGATGATGAATGTGATCCAGGCAATCCGGACAAAAACTATTTTTGGAGCGATGGCAACAAATACCATGAAAGCGATGGCCAACGAGGCGGCGTAGCGCTGATGTGTCGAGTAGGTAAAAAACTGGCCGGACGTCTACTCGATGGCGCGACTCATAACGAATATCCGCAGTTCAAACCAAAAGATGCAAACCCTTGACCTTGCCGGCGCTGCAGCATTCCTCAAGTGCGGGGAAGATACTGTGCTGCAGATCATAGCGTCCGATCCTACATTCCCGGCAGCAAAGCCCGGCAAAAGATGGGTATTTATCGATATTGACCTGGCTGACTGGTTGAGAACACAATACGGCACATGTCGGGCATCGAAAAAAGACTCAACACCTACTACTCGAACTTCACGTTCCGGGGGAAGCGATATCGACAGAGTCTTGGGACTTCCGATGAGGAGACAGCGCAAAGGCGCTGCGACGAGCTCCGCGCAGAACTCTGGCAGCGAGAAACCACACCTGTCAGTAGTACGTTCGGAGATGCAGTAAACCTCTGGCTGGCCAGCGGCGACAAAGACGCATCCGATCGCTACCGCATACGCGCATTCAACCTGTGGGACAAACCGCTGGAAAACATCACCAGCGAGACACTCGAACCCATCCTCTCGAAATACACCGGCAGCACACGAAACCGCTGCATCAACCTTTTAACTGCCATCCTCAATTGCGCCGTGCGCCGTGGCTGGATCAAACGGGTACCGGACATGCAAAGGGTCAAGGTAAAGAGCTCACGCACGCGCTGGCTCACCTATAACGAATGGGAACGCTTGGAAGCCGAGCTCGCCGGCAACCTGAAACAGATGGCACGCTTTGCGGTAACCACAGGCCTGCGCGAGAACAACGTCATCGAGCTCGAATGGTCGCAGGTCGACCTGCAGCGGAAAGTCGCGTGGATCCATCCGGACCAGGCCAAAGGAAAGAAAGCGATCGGAATCCCGCTGTCGGCGAAAGCCATCGAAGTACTGCGCGAGCAGCTGGGCAAGCATGAACGCTTCGTGTTCGTTTACCGCGCAGATGATGGCCGGCCGTGGCACAAAGTCACCAAAGCCAGCACCAGGTCATGGAAGATGGCACTTGTGCGTGCCGGCATCGATGTCGTGCCAACTGGCAAAAAGAGCGCAACCGGCCAGGAGAGATTCACCAGTACATTCCGCTGGCACGACCTGCGTCACACCTGGGCGAGCTGGCACATCATGAATGGCACCCCACTGGAAGTACTGCAGAAGCTCGGCGGGTGGAAATCGCTGGCCATGGTGATGCGTTACGCGCACCTGGCGCCGGAATATCTGGCCAACTTTGCCGACAACATGGCCAACAAAAAAGAGGTGGTCCAGGCAAGCGGCTGACATGTGGCAACTACATGTGGCAGACTGTGCAGGTTTACAGCAGTATTGTACCGGATTTAAACCGAATTTCCAGATTCGCGCCGCCGTAAGTCTTTGATTCTATGGTGGGCGGTACTGGGATCGAACCAGTGACCCCTGCCGTGTGAAGGCACGCATCCTGCCCGTGGTTACTTGATTGCAGGGCGCATGTGGCAATTTAGTGTGGCAATCGCTGCCTTATCCACAGGCGGATTCTACCATCGATACCAGGCGCCCACACCGACAAAGGCGGCCGGATCTCCACCTGAAAGCGGCGCGTCTACCGAAGCGATCGCGCCGATGTGGATCTCTTTCACCTGCAGCAGGCCTTGCTTGGCCTCGATGCGCAGCGCCGGCTCAATGCCTTGCGCTGTAGCCTTCTCACCGATGTATGCACCTACCTCGCCGTGGTAATCCAGCGCCAGCCAGGGCAACGGATCGGTGCGGTCGTAGGTGACAGACTCGCCCGTTTCCTTGTCAATCGTGGTGGTAATGGTATGCGGATGATCGTCTGCCTTTACTTTACTGCTGGCCAGGACCTCGACGTTGTCGTCAGCGATGACTGCAGGCGGCAACTTGAGGCCGTTTTTTAGCCCAGGTCCGCCGGCATACACCTTGACCGGATTCTTGATCACTACAGGCTTTTGTGGCGTATGCGCAACTTCTGGTGCCGGCGTTGCTATAACGGTTTTTCCGACTTCTGCCGGCGCCGGTTTCAGATGCCACCATATGCTGAATGCGACCACGGCGATCACTCCCAATCCGATTTCTATCTTCGAGCGTTTTGAAAGGCTCATACTGAATTGTCCTTGGGTTGCGTGATAAACAGGTTTACTTGCGTATCGTCCAGAAGTCGCTGGCCAGCTTGCTGTTCGTGATGTAGTCGAAAGGCATGTAAAAATAACCCTTATCGCCCCAGCCGGCACCCCATGAGTTGCGTACCTTCATCAACCCTTTATTGATGTCATAGCCCACTGCGCAAACCGCGTGACCGCCGAGCTGTTGCTCTTTGGGTAATGGCATGGGTACGATGCCAGTCTTGGCCACCGCATCGCTCTCGAAACTGGCAAACACCTCGAAACCGAACACGAAGGGGAAACCTGCAGCCAGGCACGCTTGCATCTCCATTAGGGTGCTCAAGCGCTCATAACTGGTGATGCGGTGCGGCAATGCATCCTTGTAGGCCTTTGCGCTTGGCTTCACGGTGAATTTTCGGACGTCATAGGGGCATTCGGATTCCGGGCAGACGCCGAGCTTGGCCAGCGACTTGATGCCGTCACGGATCACCGCACCGGAGTCGGTTTTGACGGTGCCCTCCATCACGCGCTCGTTGTAGTACACGAACAGGCGCGACAGATCTATCGTATCGCTCTTGAAGTTGCGGTCCAGGTATTCCATGGCGCCGACGATCGAATTGCCGGTGCATGCACCGAGCTGCCCCTGGTTCTCCACCGGGGAGCACTTTGGGCTTAGGTCAACGACTGCAGGGATGGATGCCGGCGCGGTGAGTGCGAAAAGATGGTCGCGTGGATCTACCGGGTCGCGTTTCCAGCCTGAATATATGCGTGTCATAGTTTTATTCCTTCACAGGTGTATGAGCCCCAGCCAATGTAGTGAGGCTGGCGATTGAAAAGAATCCAGCGCGGATACTTCCGGCTGTATTCAAAATTTTGTGCGCTCTGGCGCGTTTTAACGTACTCGGTGGCACCGAACCATATCCAGGGTGACGATGACTTGCGCTGCCCCTGCTGCACGTAGCCTAGGCCAGCGTTATAAGCTTTCAGTGCAGCAGCTCGGCGCTGGCAATCGTCCGAACCCTTTACTCGATCGCCAAGCCACTTGTCATACCTGACCAGCGCACGGATCGCCCACAAGGGGTTATATGGATCTGACTTGCCGAGATCCGGATATAAATGGGTGATGGTGTCGCTTGTACCATCCATGAACTGTGCCAGGCCGCGACCGTTATCCCAGGCAGTGATGCCTGGCCGCCATCCGGACTCCTGTTCAATCTGAGCGGCAAACATGGGAATAGGTGCATCAAGGCCGAGAACGAAATGCGCCTCGCGGGTAAGTATCGGGCGATATCTATTTGCGGCGCCAGGCGCTGCGTCGGCAAAGGAATACCAGAGCAGGAATAAAGCCAGCACAAGCAACAGGAACGACAGTCTGTTTATTCTACAGCCCACCTGCTAGCCCCCATATGCAAGCTGCCTGCAGGATAGCCCGGGCGATAATGCGGCCTTTCTCCGAGCCATCAGTTAACCGGCTGTAAAGATTCCTGTCTATCCAGTAGCCGATGAACGAGCCCAGGGTGACGTGCCCTACCTTGAAGCATAGGGTCTGCAATTGAGGGTGATGAAGTGACAGCGCAAGTGCGTAGAAAACGAACGCACTGAGTAGCCACTGGATCATGCGGAGTTTGTCTGATTTAGTCATTGGGTATCCTTATCCTGTTTAGCGTCCAGCTTGTCGTAGATCTTGTCCAACTTCATGAACAGCGCATTCACCTCTCTTTTGAATTCATCGCGGGTGATGTAGTTACCAGCCACCAGCACCTCGATGCTGCCCACCTTGGCATTGATGGCAGCATCTGCTTTCTGTAGATCCTTTACAGCATCCCAGATTGCGTGCAGAAGAAAGCCGATTAGCGTTCCGAAGCCCGCTATAATCCAGTTGACGATTTGCTGGTCCATATTCGATAACCTTTTGTTCATAAGAACCATATGCTATGGTTTACCCGCTGCGATCGCGGCGGGGAGCCTCGGCTCGGTTCTTTCCTTGCGAACTGAGCGGCTTGGATGTGGTGACACACAACCAGGTCGCTCCCTTTTGTGTTTATTTCTTGCAATGCCCTGGTAGAAAATATTCGAGAAACGCACAGATAGCCGTTGCAAGCCATCTGTGCCAGAATTGCCACCAGCGTGTTTTTAGTTTGTATTGCTGCAGGCGCTGGCTGAAGGTAATCTCGCGCGGGGCATGGATCAGTTGCGGTGGCCACAGGAATTCCGCCGTGCCCCATATCCAGTTGTAACTCACGTCCACAATGCCGCCGATGAGCTTGAGAACATCAAGTTGCTTGCCATAGAGCATGAATGGTAAAAGTCGCCAGCCCTTGTATTCGACGATGTAAAATAACACCAGCAGCAAAATGGTATGGACGATGAACCAGTCGCGTAAAAACCACGTCCAGTTGAGCTGCAGCCAATGCCAAACATTGAGCATTGTCATCATGTGATCTGCTCCCTTAGCGCGACGATCTGCGTATTGATATCTTTGGCTTTTTTGTAGCCTATATTGGTCGCGTAGAGCTGTTCCTCTGATACAGGCGGATTCATCGCGGCAGCCGTGATCACCACTTGCTGCAGCATGAATTCACGCACAACCCTGACCACGCCAGTTTGTTGCTCTATCGCTTGTATCTGAGTTTTAGCCAACTCTGAGGCAGTTTTGGTTGGAGGAGGTCTAACCTCGCAGGCTGTTTTGGTGTTAGTCCATTCCGGCATCGGCTCACCATCGGGAACGTCCACTTCATAGTAGCCACCACCTTCATCTGTAAAAGCATAAGTAGTCATTTATCCGATCCTCGCAATAGTGAACATTGAAAGATTAGTGGCGCTTATTGCCTGTCCGTTATAGCTTCGCCCTCTAACTACCGCGCCTGATGACAATGGGATCGTTACGCCAACATTTGATGAACTTGACGCGCCGGCAGTATCGAGAGCCAAGATGTCCGCAATAACTGGGGCACCAGTCGGTGCGGAATCATTTACGGTAATTGCGGCGGAATCAGCAGACACATAAGAATCACTAAACGATATTGAGTAAATCCCCGTCGTATTGATTGTGAAACTTCCGCCCAAAGTCGCGGAATCAGCATAGGTGATATCTGAGCCAGTATTGATAATGACGTTTGTAAATCGACGAATGCGGGTATTAGTGGATCCGTACCCGTTGGCCGTATTGACTTTCACGCAAGAGTTGAAATTGGAGACTGCAATGCTTTGCATCACCATGTCAGTGCCGTCATAGAAGCTGTCGGACTGCCATCCGGAAGGCGCAACAGTTGAATTGATGAATTGCTTGACGCCGTTCCTATCGTAATATTTCCAGTTCACAGCCCCCAGGCCATTGACATTGATAGTCGGGCTTGCGCCTGGTGCCTGATTGAGCTTTAGAGATAAGCGTAAATTTGCGTAACTTCCCAAGGTCTGCGGAACTGTGGCAGTAAATGCAGTTGATGTGCCGGCTGTGGTAGTAGCTGCCTGAGTCTGAAATAAGCTCTTGAGGTTTGCCAATGTAACCTTCTTCAGACCGAACGAAGCCGCGCTGTCCGCGATATTAAATTCGTCAGCATCTACGGGCGTTGTCTTAGCCGTTGCACCATGAGTCTTTAAAGCAACCGAATCGCCCGTTGACATCGTCATTACGCTGATCCATGCCGTATTGGCGGCATTCCGTTGCCAGAGCGTATCTGAGGATGTGTCCGCCCAAAACTGGTAGGCGAAAGTTGTTGATGGCGCAGTTGCGCCTGAATTCTCGCTGACGATCGCGGCCAGTGCATTATTCAGATCGCCGCGGAAAGATGCGCCTGGGTTATTGGCTACCGTATAGGAATGCTGCGTCATTTTTTACCTTTCATATCATCCACATTGCCGGCCATCTGATCTATCGGCGTGCGGTAGTTCTGCAGCCATTCAATCGTTTCCGGAGGCAAGGGCAAACCGGCCGCATGCAATGCCGAAAATCCCTTGGCTATCGCATCTAGAGAATCTGCATCTTTGAATATTCTGGGTTCAAGATGCTTTTGCTCGGCAACCACGAAGGTGCCCTGCTCGCGGTCCCAGTAATATTTGTTCGGTGGCAGATCGCAGCCATCAGGTAAAAGAACATGCGCATCCGTGATGTCACTTTCAGCTACGTGTATCAGCCCGTGATAAACGCCGTTATCATCCAGTTGTGCCACCTGAACCATAGCCACTGGCGTAGCTTTTGGTTTCTTTGGTGTTTGAGTGTTGTCTGTTTTTTTCGCCATGGCGCTTTCCTTATGCTGGTATCTTTGCGTGCACGGTGAGCTGTGAGCAGTTGATGTTGTGGTTGATGTTGCCGCTCGCGGCGGTGAGCTGGAACTTGATGGCGCGGCAGGTGAAGTCGCCTACAAAAAATGGGGTCCAGGCAGTCCAAACTGGAGAGGCGGATGGATCTGTATTGGTGGTGGCCGCATAAAGCGTGACATCGCAATCATTGATGGTGTCGCCGTCAACGAGTCCCCAATCGTCGATATTGTCCATACGGGCATCGATCAGGTTGCCAGTATCAAAACTGACGGTAGTTACGTCAGCTTCCACTCGCCTGGTTGCGACTGTGCTTAGATCCATGTAGGTGTCAAAAACATATAAGCCGCTTGCTACCAGGCCGCCGAACGAATCTACATTGCCCCAGGTATCTATCAGATCCGTGATGGAATCAATTGCTACGCTTCCGTCCAGCTGGATCCCTGAACCTATGCGCGCCATATTGGTCAAGGCGCCTCCGAAAGAAGGTGCCTGCGTAGAAGTACCGACAGTTGTGAAGCCCGTCACCATTCCTTCAGTGGCAACGAATGCGGTCATGTTCACCGAATAATGACCGGTCGAATCAAGCGCCTTCGCCATGTAGGTTCCGGTGATCAGCGGCACAATTCCCGAGATCGCATCACCAGGGAACACTTCCACCACGTAACCATCGGTCCATGCGGCTCCAGATACCATCGGAGAGTGCCGTATCACGATATTGCCGCCGACCTGCACATCCAGATCCACAGCTTCATCGAGTTGGATGATTCCTACGCCCCCTGACTTGTTGATTGCGAAGCCGGTGATATCCGATGGCGGCAGGGTCTTGCCGTAAATCTCCTGTGTCAGTTGCGTTGCCACAGATTTGCGCCCAATGGCATTGACCGCGATAACGCTGAAGGTATAAATACCTTCGGCGATTGGAGCGATATCAACCGTTGGGGAAAGAACCTCGATCTCATTGACATTGCCGTCTGCCAACCGGTATTGCACAAGAAAGCGTGATTCCTGAGAATCCCACGACAGCACTGCCTTGGTGCCAACTGTGCTTAAGCCGGAAAGATAAAGGGATTCGGTAACTGTGAGACTTATCGGAGCGCCCGGATTGGCCAGGATATCGGTGGTCACCAATGTCTCAAGTGCAAGGTTTTGTTCGATCGCATCATATTTGCTTGGGTTATGCGCCAGCGCCGTGATCTCTATCTGCGTCTTGTTCACTTCCACGGCAGAAACCACGCGCCATATCTCGGCAACCAGGTCATTGGCAGCGAGCAGCCATATCGCATAGTCCTGTGGAATGGTGCTTAAACTTGTGCTCAATGCCAAAGCAGTGAAGGTGCCAGGCGCATTGCTAACGGAGTGCGTTTCGATGCTGCCATCCGGCATCACGCAATAGAGTGTATAGGTCTTGCCTGATTCGATGATCACAGGCGCGTCTATATTGATGCTGGAGATACTGCTGCCTGGTAATATCCTGCCGCCGAAACGTTTACCTGCACGCACAGGATCCTGGGTATTGATGACTGCACCCGGGTAAGCGTATATCCCGTCCAATCCTGTACGGAAAGTGACTGTCTCTGTCTCCAGGCGCTCGGAATACAATAACCATTGGCCGATGCGGTGAGCCTGCCCGCGTGATGTGCAACCGATCGCAGCAAGCTCCGCCTGCAGAACACCATATCTGGCTATTCCTGCCGGGTCGCCAACATACTCGATCTTCTGCAAATATGAATCCTGAGGATCATTCCATGACACAAGTGCTACCGTGTGCCTGGTCTTTGCGGAACTACCGGAATAAGTGAATTGACTGTTGACCACATTTGCATTGGTGAATATCGCGATCGGATCTGATGGCTTATCCTGTACAGCAGTCACCATCCCGCTATTCCAGAACGTCATGCCACGGAATATGCTGGCGATGTTGGCGATCAAGGTATAGGCTTCTGCCCGTGTCTGGATGTAAATATTGCAAGTGAAGCGCGGCTCCTGGCCGCCGAATCCATCCGGTACCAGCTCATCACAATATTGTGCGATCGAGTAAAGCTCCCACTTATCCACCTGGTCAACGCCGATGTATTCGCCCAAACCGTAACGTGCATTCGTCAGCAAGTCATAAAACACCCAGGCAGGATTGCATGTCCATTTTGTGATGAACGTACCGTCCCATACTCCGGTATAGGTCAGCAACAGCGGATCGTAATTGCTGGGGATCTGGCATTTGATGCCCTTGATCAGATAGCCGCGCTTGGGTACTGCGTTGAACTGTGCAGCATCCACTTGTAATGCGGCCAGTGCACAATTCGGATAGCTCAGTTTTGAGTCTATGATCTCTGTATAGCTGTCCCAGAAGGTATTGTTCTGAATGTTTGCTGCGATAGTGTCGGAAGTGACGCGCCGCACACGAATATCCCAGGGACCTGTGCCGCTGAGATTGAACCGGTAACTACGTTGATAACGGCTGGTAGTCTTGCCAGAGATCACATCCGTGTAGGTTGGCACTCCGACAGCACCATAAACGATAGCGACTGAGCCGGTGCCCGCGATCAGCACCATACGGAATTCGTAGGCGTTGCTGGCCAGCGATACATTGAACGTGCGTGAAGCAGACGCCGGGTTATATACGACAGGCTGGAATGGGCTGGAGTAATATGTGCCAAGGGGACCACTGCCGGCAATTCCGGATTGCTGGTTTGCACTAGCCTGTGTAGGCGATCCAGAATAAGTGAACGAGGTATAAACTGACCAGCCGCTACCACTACCTGCGATCCGATATTGCAGTTGTGCAGTACCGCTCTGGGATTGGTGGATATTGTCGCCAGTCCAGGTTGTCGTAATAGAAAAAATCGTAGAGGCCGCTATGCTATAGCCACCGGAAGGCGTGGTAGCGAATTTATTACTATCCATGGTGGTATTACCCATGGGCTGCGGTATATAACCGCCACCGTTATTCTGTATATCCACTGCGATCTCGACCGATGTTCCGCCCAAATCTCCGGTACTTAGATCCTGCAAACTCAAGGCAGGAATGCTCAATGTGACCCTGACTGCATCCACATTAGCGTCAGAGATGGTGTGCGTAAGAGGCGCGCTGTGTTTAATCTGGGTACCAACAGCGACCTCGCTTTCGATCGTGTTGAATCCTGCTATGACATCTTGTGACTGTGTACCATTGACAGTGGCCAGGGTTACACCGGTGAAGTTGTATGAGCCGTCAGCATTCTGGATAGGCGTATCGTCAAGGTATATCGTTTTCAGCCCATCCACCGAACCTTCGATTTCACCTTCCGTGATCAGATCCAATACCTTGGCGTACTGCTTTGAACGCAGCGTATCAGGAGCTTCAGTCGGCGTGTGGCTGCTTCCGCCGCCACCTTTGCCGCCGCCACCTGAACCGCGAACAGAGATCATTTGCTTGTTCATACGGGGATAGCCTCCGAGTCAAGGCCGCTGGAGATCACCTGTGAGCCGCAGAGGAATGTGCCATAACACAACGGGATAGCGTTGCCCTGCCCGGTCGTATTGACCGCGCCATTGAACAGATAGCTAGGCTGGTTATTAGGAGCTTCAGCAGGAGTTGGCGCTTTCGGAGGCGCGAACAGCATCTGCGATATGCCGCCAAGCAACAATGAAGATCCGATGCTGCCGGCGATCGATGCGACGCTGGTTGAAAAGCTACCTATTGTGAAAGCGCCGAATTCAGGCTGCCAGACGCTAAATGCAATCAATGCGGCACCTATTATCATTTTGCCAAGGCCGCCAGAGCCAGCGACCACGGGGACGATGCGCAATGACTTGTTAGGAGATATGGGCAAACATGTCTGCTGCAGATCAAGATCATCCCTGCCGCCCACCAGCAAGCGGTAACCATAACCATCACCCATCGCCTTGCGGAAGCCTGGCAATGTCACGCACATGGCTTTTATGGCCTCACGCGGGGTTTTCACGGAATAGCGATGAACCCGTCCGAACTGCTTGCCAAGCGCACCATAGAGCATGATGAGCATCATGATATGAGGCTCCTGTGACGTAGCACCCCTGTCGTCACCTTGCGCCACCAGCCGCCATAACTTTCGCGGCATGACAGACGCCCTGTGACGTGGTGCAGGATATTGTCGTTACCGATATAGATGGCGCCGTGGTTATCCACTGGAGCAGCCATGCACATCAGGATGACATCGTGCAGCCTGATATCGTCTGCAGGCAGCTCGATGAAACCACATTCGCCGCACAGCTCCCGGTAATAGTTCTTTCCCTGCATCCACCAATTGTTTTCGCGGGGATAGTCAGGAATCTCGATACCAAGCTCCGCGTAATAATCGCGCACGAGTGCCAGACAATCCAGCACGCCATGATGGAACGCCCTGCCGACAAGCGGCGCTTTATATCCGTTCGGCTCGTTGACTGTGTATTGGCCGGTGGCCGGATTCACTATCAGCCAGGGAAGGCCGGATTTTTCGATATGAACCAGGTCAGCCGGAGACGGCTGCGGATTTGTGATCGGGTGCGAATGCACCACCATGACGATCTCACCCTTATCTTCCACCGTCGCCCAATCTTCAGTGTCGATCACGAAATTAGTATCGGTCTCGGAGATATTGCGGCAGCGGTGATAGATCTGGCGACCGTGCATCACGTTCACCAGGCCACAGCACTCGCGTGGGGCATCCTCTCTTGCATGGAGCAACGCCGCATTCAGGATGTTGGGCGTGATGGTGATCATCTCACTAGCCCCGCAGCAGGAAAGCCACCAAAAGGCATAGGCTGGGGTTGTGGAAAACGCAAAGAGCAAGACACGAGCCTACCCCCACATTTATCTTTGTTGATGTCGGTTGTGGCCACATCATTCTCATCTGCCACTGCCGCGCCGGCATATCCGCAAAACGGACCACGATAGCCACCTATGGATAACCAACGGCAAGTGTTCTGGATGATCTGACCACGTGGTAGCATCAATCCAGGCAGATCGAATATCGATGCCAGCTCGAATTCCACGAAGATCTTGTCCTGGCTGGATTTCCGATCCACGAAGTAGATCTCGTCAGGGAAATGCATATTGGGATCTGCAGTCGGATTCACGCCGCCCGGGAAGTTCACCGCATCGAGATATTTTACGAATGTGCGGCGGCGCGTGAGTTTCGCGCCTATCAAGTCATCCATGCTATGCACAAGCGCGCCTATCAGGCCGCTGACATTGGCGACCTGTACCTTTGGACGTGGCAGACTTCCTTGCCCGTTACGCTCGAAACCACTCGCGATGATCGGGTAGCGCGTATACAGGTTGCCCTGCCAGGTCACGTCATTGCCCAGGGCATTCACTCCGGAATGGAAATAATCCACACTGCCACCGGTAAGCATGGAACTATCCAATTCGAACAGATCCACCATCGCGCCTGGGTTAAGGTTCTGGATGTCGGATGTGATGGTCATCGTCCGAACACCTGCTCAAAAGTCAGCGTGAAATTTTGCAACGCACCCGTCGGGAAAGAGCGCGGCCATGCACGACACAGGTAACGGCCTGTCTCTCCGTCAGGATCTGTCCAGTCGAATGCGGTAGTACCACCTAACGCCTTGAGAAAGGCACGGATATTCACAGCATCAGTGGGCTTGATGTTGTTGAACTGTAGCGACCACATCTTTTTGAGATTATTGATACCGTCTGCGACATCCTGGCTATAACCATCTCCGAACGTCGCAGAATTCACTGCCGGCTGTTCGGTGATGCTGGAGTTATAACTCGGTGGCCAGGTAAAGGTACTCATGCCGGAACACCTGCAAGCAGGCCTCCTGGTCGTTTCTCATCAACCAGTACCGAACGGACAGCCGCACCTATCTTGGCGGCCAGGTTACCACTTGCACCAGCATCACCCTGGACAGATGAGCTGCCAGCATCTACGCTGACATTGATGACGGGAGAGTTGCCGCCGGCGGAATACGTTCTATTCTCCGCAGCAGTCATGACACGCTCGCCCTGATGGATCTGCGCCACCATATCCTGCGGCACATAAGGTGTACCAACTGCGAATCCTGGTAAAAATCCAGCGGCATCACCGCCGATCGATACACCGTCCATAAAATTGGCGCCGCCTACTGCGCTACCACCACCAAACAGGTTGCCAATGTTAAAGTTACCGATCGCGCTGTCGAATTGCTTCATGAGCGGATCAAGCACAAATTTCTGTGTTGCAAGCCGGATCATGTCCTGCAGCAAGCCTTTAAATATATCCGATGCTTTCTGGCCTCCAGTGATCGCCTTCTCGAAAGATGACTCAAAGGTAGCGCCCAGGGATTTCATGAAGCCGTTGGAATCGGTGATGGTCGCATTAAGCTGCTTTAGCTTGAGCTGCGCAGCCTCATTGTTCTTGTCTATCAGCTCCTGCGCCTGCTCACCTTCCAGGCCAAGACTGTTGATGTTGTCTTCAGCACGCTGGCGCTCCAGCTCGATCTGTGCCTTTCCACGCTGTTCATCACTACGCAGCAAGGACGCATTAAGATCCTCGTTGGTTTGCTGCATTTGCTCGGACATCTGCGCATAGATCTTGTCGCGATCATCGGCTGCAGTCTTTTCAGCATCAGCCAGCCGACTCTCGGCATCGATCTGATTGTCTATGCCCTGATTCTCGGCAGCTTCCAAAGCGACAAGCGCTTCTACTGCGCGGGTCTGATCAATGATGTTTTGCAGGTAATCTCGTCCCTGCGTATCAAGTTCGATATATTTGTCCAGCGTTTCCTGCATACCCTGAGATCGCGATTTTTCAATGCCGGATACACCGTCAAGGGCATCCTGGAAAGTCCGATAAGCGTTGGCTTGCTTAGTGACTGCCTCGAATTCCTTGCCTTGTTGCGCCAGGATCCTCGACATCTCTTCGTTATAATCGGCCAGTTGCGCGCCGGCCAAGGTTTCATCAAATGCCACTTTTGGCTTGGAGATGCCATCAATGGCGTTCTGCAACTGTGATGTTGATTTTCCGCCGCCCTCTTTGTTTGCGGCTGCGGCCATTTCTTTCTGGCTATCACTGACAGCGGTGGTGAGCTGTGCTTTTATCTTGTCGATATATTGCTTTTGCAGAGTAATATCTTCATCGGTAATGAACAGGCCGCCAAAGCCACCTGCCTTCTGATCCTTTTGCATCTCGTTGAGCTTGCCACTGGCATCAGCCAGCGTCTGGAAAAGCTCGGAGGCGAGTTCCGATGGTGGCTTGGTGCCATTCATTGTCTCCATGAACCTGGTCAGCGCCGGCAACATCTCTTCGGTCAGAATGTCCGCGCCGGCATGCATGCGCTGCTTGAAGATGTCCATCTGATCATTGAACTCATGGGCGTGTTCTGCCATTTCCGGAGTGACCTGGTTGAGGTCTTTGCCGGCATCCAGCAGCTTGCGTAATCCAGCTTCGCCTTCGGATAACAAAGGTAAAAGTGCTGCAGCACCCTTGCCCAAGACTTCCATCGCGACGGCAGCACGTCTAGGATCATCCGCTGGCAATTTTTCAATAACACCTGATAGTTGCAGAATTACTTCTTCAGCGTTATTTGCCTGGATGCCCAAAGCTTTCAGGTTCTCGCTGTGGGTCACCATGTACTTACTTGCTTTAGCCAATGCGTTGGCCAGGTCGTCCAGTCCGACGCCGGATTGTTCAGATAAAAGTTTCCATGCGGCAAGCTGATCTACAGCCATACCAGTGCGCTTGCTCATCAGGTCAAGAGCATCCGCACCCTCTATGCTGCCCTTGATCATTTCAGTGAATGAAGCAGCACCTATGAGAGGCGCGAGTACGGCCAATGATTCATTCAGAGTGGAAGCGCTCTCGGTAAGCGAGCCGAGACCTTCCTTTGCAGAGGCGATCGCTTCCTTGGTCTGATCGACCGCAGTGATGATTATGCTGGCTTTACTGTTATCGGCCATGGTTCATCTGGTCAAGCGCAGCACGCTCCATGACCTGAATATCGAACAACATCTGAAGGGTGTTTTCTGTTTGCATCATTTGCATGACTGCATTCAGCCCGGGATAATCCAGGCTGATGCGTTGACCTGTGACCGGATGGAGACGCCATTGCATCATGCAGGCAAGAAATATTTCGATACATGGCATGTTCTCCTTATAGATATTCAGCTCTTCGTTATCTACATCTCCAGCCCGCAACCCTTGCTGTTTGAGAAGATTTTTAAATACAGTCATTTCATCCGGGCCGCCACGCACGATCCACATAGCGGCCTCGGCTAGTTTTTTGTTCGGGCACCTCGACTGCCGTCATGCCAGGCCTGGAACAATTCCTTCTCTGCCTGGTAGAACTGACCGCAAAGCGCACGCAGCGCCTTTTCACTGTATGGAATAGGCTTTTCTTGTTCGTCCACGGGGCCTGACCAGGAAACAATCAAGCCGACCAGGACATCGATCGTCGGTTTATCGCCATTCTTCTTTTGGAAAGCGGGCAATTCATCCGGAGCGATATACTTGAACTCGACCTCGATAGAGCCTTTTTTGTTTTGTCCAGGGATGGACAGCTCCAGATCCTCGATAGTGAATGTAGGATTAGCAGTGACTTTGAACATGATCAGGTCACCGCAGTAACTGCAGCACCAGCGCGATCAATAATCAGCGTGTAACCGCTGACGGTATCCCGCAGCGCGCGATAACTCATGCTGACCATCACGTCCTGGTTGATGCCTTGGCCGTTCACCTTGGCCTGGCTGTATTTCACATTCGGTAAAGTGAACACATAGCCATTCAGACTGCCGTCATTGATGCGGAACGACAGGCTGGAAGAGGTATTGTTAATGAACTTGTTGTACATGGTGGCATCGGAGAAATAGACCTCGATGTCGCCGGTGATGTCGAGCGTGCCGCTTCCTATGCCGATATTTCCTAGCGTGCCAACAGCATCCTGACCACGCAGGTTATTATTGATGTCCATGGACAGGCTCTTGAGGAAAGTTCCACTCAGCGCAGCGCCGCCTTCCAGGAAGTTAGCCATGTTGCTGACCGAGTTCATCACCCCATTGGCGGTGCTGGCTGTCACGGTTGCGTTGAGCAATGTCCCTGCCTGTACGCTTGCCGCTTGCCCCATGAAATCCATGTCTCCGGTCAGGATGGATCCTGTCGCAAACTTGAAGCCCAACTTGTTGAGCGTCATGCCCTTGTAAGTGATGTTTTGCGCGATATCGGCGAAGTTCTTTTCCAGTGTGAAGCTGGATTGGGTGCTACCGTTGACCACACGTGAAGCTGAAACCGTGACGGCTGCGCCGCCAGCTCCGGTCGCAGCAGCAAATGGCGTGCCCTGGAATGTCAATACGGTAGCTGTAGGAGCTACGCTGGTGGATACCTGTGCCCATATATTCTGCCCCGGGATGGTAGATCCTGCGATCTTCACCCACTGACCCATCACCAGATTGGTAAAGATGCTCGCGCCGGAAGTCGCAGAGCCTGCGGTCAATGTACCGGCAGCAAAAGTGGCTGAAGTAGGAATCGCCACGCCGACGCCATTGACACCAAAGACAGTCCATGCCCCTTGCAATACTGCAGCCAGGAAAGGGTCGAATTCTGCGTAACTCATCTCGAAGGTAAGCCCGCCATTCGCTTCAGCATCCAGCAGCGGCAGATCGGCGATCTGACGATCGGAGCGTATCTCCTTGCTGGTATCGGTCTTGATGTCGTAGTTCAACGACTCGCCGGTGATGCGCAGCGCGTAACAGGAAGATGCGCTAACCGGAGTGCCGAATGTAGCTTCCGGTTTGATACGCAGGCCTAAGCGACTTGAAGATGCTAATGACATGATGGCTCCTTATAGCGCCGTATCCGGCGCGGTTTCACTGGTTCGGTATTCGGCTGTCCATAGCATGGTGGCTATGCCGATGGGTTTTTCTGAATGGGCGTCCACTTCAATGCTTGTTTCAGCCAGTCTCAGATCCTTGATCAGGGGAGCGAATGCAACAATATGCCCTGCCAGGGACGATTCAACTTCCTTGCAGATGGTGTCTAGCGTGTCATCGATATTACTGACCTGCTTGGCAACTGCCTCGATCCTCACAATCAAAGTTCTGTCTACCAGGCGCGGATAACCCATGCTTGCAGATTCGTTGGTTTCTTCCTTTGTCGAGACGCATACGCACGGCAGTTCTTGATCGGTTAAAAGATGCGAGCGCGTCTGGAAGACATTCGCACCTGTAGTAGTCAAGCCGGTGATCTGCAGTGCTACAGCCTCCCTGATCTGCTGGCGGACGTGATTGGCCATTATTGCAACTCCAGTTGCAGCAATGTCAGCCCGGTGCCATCCGGCTCTAGAGAAGATACGGTGTAATTCGTGCCATTCACTACGACGACGGTACCGTGAGCAGCCACAACCGTCGACTCCACCAGAAGTACCGGATTGCTGCTGCTGACCATGCCCAATGTCTCGATGTATGCCTTATCGAAGATACCAACGACTGCCACTCCGCCTACCGTTGCAGGCACACCGAAATCTGCAAAATAGGCGGCAAAATTCTCTGTGAGTGCCATCACGCCACCGCCTGTTCTTTGGGCAAGATCTTGTCCAGCACGAAATCCGCGATGACATCAGGTGTGGCACTCGCCATGCAGGCAGAAGCGCCTGTGGCAGTATCCTTGCTGCAGAAGGCCAGCGTCGCACCATGCACGCGATGGCAAGGGTGACATGCCACGCTCGGGGCGCTGATGGCTGCAGTATTGATCCAGTGCTTGGTCAGGTTCTCACTGCTGCTATGCGACAGCATCACCACCTTCAGCATGGCCTCGAAAGCGACCGCATTGGCGATCATGCTCTCCGTGGCCACCACGGCATCGGCCAGCATGCAGAAAGCCAGGGCGATGCGAGTTGGCCATTCGCGGCCGACAACCACTGCATGCGGCTCGATCTCGTCCAGATCGTAGCGGATATCTCCCAGCACCACGCACACGACTCCGGCATCAGCCATGCGCTGCATGAAGCGCTGTGCATGTGGCCAGGTCTTTGCCGGTCCGCTGCCGGCAGGATTGAGCACTACCAGCGGACCATCAGGCAGGAGCTCGCGCAACTTTTTCGCCGCATCCATCTCCGCTTCGGTCGGGTAGTACTTCTGCCTGAAATCATGCGGCAGATCCGCATAGTCGTGGATCATTTCCAGATAGTTCTTGTCTGCGAAACGATGACGCAGTGCATGCGGCAAAAAGAACTCATTGCTGCTGGGATGGTAAAGCAGTCGCTGTTCCACGCTGCCGATCAGGTTCACCCACTTGTCATGCTTGGCCGCTTCATATGCCCAGAATGCCAGCAGGTCATCGTCATCGAGCACGCCGTTGGGTATCATCACCAGGCGGTCGATATTGGGATCGTGCGCCAGGACTTCGGCGCCGGTGATCGCCACATAGGCCGTGACGTGATAACCCTGTTCTTTCAGCACAGCGCACGGGCTGGATGCCCATATGGCATCCCCCAGCGCGCCCACGCGCACCAGTCCGGCGGTCTTTTCCGGTTTCGTGACGGTGAGGTCTGTCTGGCCTGCGCCTGGCGCTTCCTTGCGCAATACCAGCAAAAAGCTGTATTCGTCGTCCTGATCCCGCACCTGGTTCTCCAGCAGAGTCCAGTCAGGGAATATAAGGCGGCAGACTTCGATGATGTCTTGCGGCCTGAAATCATGCTTGTGGTCGGGATTGGATCCATACTCGCCGATGTTCGGGTACAGATCGGCATGGGGTAGATACAGGACAAGATGGCCGCCGACTTTGACGACGCGGAACCATTCGCGCAGGGCGATATGCCAGTCTTGTATATGCTCCAGCAGGTGCGACGAGAACACATTGTCGATGGCACTATCGGCGAACAATGACAGCCTTTCAGCAGTCCCTATCATGATGTCCGGCTTCATCTGCACGCCGAACAGCTCGATATCCTTGCCGCTATCCAGCCCGATCAGATGCGGCCATACCTTTTTCGCGCCGCAGCCTATATCCAGGCCGCCGCGAGAAAGATACGGCAAAACCTCGAAGCGGATCTTGTCCGCTTCGAGGCCATTGCTAGTTTGTAACGACCAGACCACTTATGCCAGCCAATCGTCGATCTTGGCGATGCAGGCTGGTTGACGCAGCTGCATGTCAGCGAACTGGCTGAGAGTGATCTGCACCTGGCCCGTTGAAGCCAGAGAATACGGATCAACAGTCACATCAGGTGCACCGAACAAGCCCAGCACTGCCATCGACCAGTCGGAACCGAACAGAGAAGCCGAGCATATGGTGGTGCTGGTGCCCTTGGTCAGGTTGTTGGGTACGTTGTTGCTGACCACTGCGCGATAACCGTTGAGCGGTGTATCGCCGTTCTGCCAGATCATCGGCAGGTTGGTGGCAAACTGGGTCTGCTTGAACTTGCCACGCACCTTGGTGTTGACCAGGTAGCCGGAGTAGCGGTCGGGTTCTGCATTGGCATTGGCGCATGCAGATTCCAGATCCACCACATTGCCCCAGGTTGGCGCGATACCGTTGGTGCCACCGACCACAGTGCCGATGCCGGTGACGTTTCGCAAACCCTTGATTTCTGCGCCGGTACCAGCACCATTGATGCACTGGTTTTCCAGCAACACGGCGGCGCCGGTCACCAGGTCATCACGGATAAGCGCATCCAGCGGCATGGAAGCCTGTATCAGCGCCTGCTTGGATACCTGCGTATAGGCAGAGATCCGATGTGGTGACAGCGTTGCCTTGGCGGTCAAAGGACCGGTCTCGGAAGCGGAGCCGATTTCAGTGACCAGACCCAACGTGCCTGCAGTCGCCTTGCGCGGCAGATCCACGTTGCTGGTCAGACCTGCAAGCATGGTCACACCAAGTTTGCCCATGGACATGGCATTGCGCAGTACGTCAACGTACAGGTCGGTGCGCAGATTGGTCGCAACCAGGTTGCCCGCCTCAGTGCCGGTGCCTACGTTGAAGTCACGGTTCATGAACTCGAACGGCACAAAGAACCCTTCTGCAGATTTGCCCATAATGGATTCGACTGCGCGCGAGCATTCCAGCTCCAGGCCTGCCTTGCTCCAGTCCCCTGACATACTGGCCAGTAAAGCGCGACCGAAGCTGTAACGCTCAATCTCGCGGCCGTTCATGCCGATATGAAGCTGGCTGGTATCGCTATGTTTAGATACCATGCGGGACAGGATTAGATCCGTGAATTGATTGACGGTCGTCTTGCCGTCTCGCACGGCCTTTGGGCCGTCGTCAGGTTGTAGAAACTTGGCATATTGCTCTGCCAATGCTTGGATGCCGTCACGGCGCTCGATCTCGAGTTCGGCCGGCGTTTTTTGTACAGGATCTGGCATTTTCTTTTCCTCTTTCAGGATGATGATGGTAGGCGGGTCGTCTACAGTGACGGTTTCCGCAAGGGCTTGTGTTTCGGGTGCATCTGCTGCTTGAGGTTCAGGATCGACGCCAGCCGAACGCCCGACACCTACAGTGGTGTCTGCCGGGATAGGCACGATGGAAGCCTCGAAGGGCGTCCAGCGCGTCACGACATACACTGGCGGCTCATCACCATCACCGCGCGCAGCTGCCTGGCCGCTGCGGTTATAGTCATCGCCGTATTTAGCGCGCATCTCCTGCGCGAATTCTTCGCCGGTCAGCTTGCGCTTCGGCGTATAGGAATACTGTGGCCCATCGGTATCAGGCGGTTCTATCTCCTGGATCTCGTCGATGAAATAGCCCACGGATACCAGGCTGCGGATACCATCCTGCACATCGGTCAGGATCTCCTGACCCAGCTGGCCACGTGAGAACTGCACCATGCCGCGCAACACGTGGTCATCATCTACTTGTGCCATCTTCACCACGCCGATCTGGTCATCGGTGTTGTGGTTGAGCAGCAAAGGATGGCGGCCATCGCCCAGGCGCGACATATCCACGGCATCAGCCGCATGTGAAAGTATCTCTATGCCCCACCATCTCTCGTATGGTGTCTCACTGCTGATGGCGATCTCTATCTCGCCATCGTCATTGGCATCGCGTTTCTGTATTGTGGTAGTCCGTTTAAATTGGGTGGGCATGTCGCTCTCCGGTCAATTTATGGCGCAGGATGCGCTACTCTTTGCGCATAGTTAAGGCAAAAAATGTCCGCTGGTGTGTATGGTCAAAAACGCACGATCCACTTGTCGAACTGCGTGCGGTTGATGCGCTCACCGAACGCTTCATTGACGGCTCTGTCGGCCGAGGTGAGAGTGCCGCAATCATCGAACCACATGATGCCTCCAGCCACCATCAGCGGAGAAAAACAACGGATGGCCTCCTTGATGCTCTGGTATTGGTCGGCATCGATATGCACAAAAGCGATCGGCGGCATCACTGTCGGCATCGTTTCCGGAAAGATACCGACATGGAATACTGCAGAAGGGATCAAGGCGCGCACCGCAGCTTCTTTGACGTCACCAAAGTCGCCCACCTGGTGGTAATCATGTTCGCCGCAAAAGGGAATGCCGGTGAAAGTGTCGAAAAGATGCAATTCACGCCCCTGCTCTGTGGCTATTTCAGCAAGATGGCTTGCGGATCCGCCTTTATAGACACCCAGCTCGACAAAAGCTCCGGGCGGCGTGTTGGCGGCAAGCGCACACATCTGCAGGATGGTAGGTTTGCCGATCAGGGAATGGGGTTTATCCGGCAGGGAAAGTGTAGACGTCTCCACTTTTACTTCTTTTTTGGAGTTTCGTTTGGGTCATCGTTTGGATCCGGCATCGCAGCAAGACCACTGGCGGAAGTAAATTGTGACGGGTCCAGGCCGGCCTTTACCATTTCCGCATGTTCCTGTGCCAACTCATCCAGGATGTCGTCGAAATCTTCTCCCTGCTCTGCAGCCAGGCGGGTGCGGCTGGTGATGCCCAGCTCGACCGCTGATAAAGCGCCATTGATCTCTTTGACCGGATCTACCCAGCGCCAGCGTCTACCCTGGAATTTGCTGGCATTGAGGAACTTGGAGAGTTTTTCCGCCGGCAATGCACTGCCGCTCTCCTCGAAAGTGATATCGCCCCGCAGTAATGCTATGGCCAGCCATTCCTGATATATTTCGGAGCTGAATTTTTCAATGAACCAATCCTGCAGGATCATCCATTGCTCGCGCTCGCCCAACTCCGCGATTCGCGCACTGCTGTAATTGACATCGGTCATATCTCCGGAAAGGTTGTGCGTCGCTACATCCAGGCCGGATGAAATGCCGCGCATGCACGCCTTGACGAAGCTCTCATAATTGGCATGGGGATATTCCGGATTCCATGAATTGAGGGTATAGCCTGGCGGCAGCTCAAACAGCTCCCCGGCCTCGACGTTCATGTGCAAGTTACCTGCGGATGTCTGGCTGTCCGCCATTGTTGCCGTGGCCTCCGTGGACTCTTCCGAGCGTTCAAGTGCTGCGATCTTGCTTGCGCCGATGCGCGCTGCGATCACTGCGCTCTCATTGAAGCCGCCCAGCTGCTGGGCACGTATCAGTATGGCGTGGAACCATGTATATCCCCGTGCCTGCTCTGCCCGCTCCGGAAGATAAAGGTGGATGATGTCTGAAGCCGGAACGCGCTCCATTTCGGGAGAGCCAAGCGCGACCATGGTATCTCCAGGATGGCGCTGCCGGATCCAGTAGGCCACCGGCCTACCGCTGGTATCCATCTCCACTCCCTGGCGAATCACGCCATTGGGTGTGATCATGTTCAGGTTCTCCACCAGGCGGTCTGCTTCCAGCAGCTGCAAGGCGAACCCGTAAGGAAGATCCCTACGGCGTACCTTGCGCACCAGCGCTTCACCGTCGCGCGCCACCGCTTTGACCGCAACCCTGCACATCATGGGAAAGCTCATTTTTCCGGTGATGTCCGAACTCTTTCCCCACCGCTGCCAGTGCGTCTCGATGGTGTCGTTCGCAGATTTGTCCAGTACCGGCCTTTCTTTTTTCTTTGCAGGTGCCGCCACATAAGCCCTGACCTGCAGCATTGGGCCGTTGCGGCCGATGATGTTTGTGGCGCACATGGAAAGGAAGCGTCTGCCGTATTCATTATTCTGTGCCAGTTGCCGTGCGCGGGCGCGCATGATGATCAGACTGCCGTCGAGGTCGGTATTGACCGACCCTGACCAGCTGGCCATGCTGGCAGTCAGGCGACTTACCTGGCCGCCGGCGAAACCGATAGAGCTGCCATTTCCATACAATGCCGAAAGATCGCGCTTCGCAGGCTTTCTTGAAAAAATGCTGTTCCACCAATCCTTGAGCGCCATATTCAAACCCTGAATTGTATTTTGCGGCCGATACCTTCACCGCGCGCCAGCTTGGCCGCGTTTTCCTCGTTCTGCACTTCCAGCTGGTAACGGTTCTGCAGTTTGAGGAGATCTGTGATGGGGATATATTGCATTCGCCGTCCGGCGATCTCGTATTGCGCGACGGCCGGATCGCGTGATTCCAGCCACGCTTTGATCGCGTCCAGCATCTTTTTCGCGTGACTGCGGCCATCAAACGCATCAGTTGATGTGCCGGCGCGGTAATCTGGAAGCAGTGTCACGCTTCCGGAATCTACGTCATATTTCTCGTTGCTGCCGCCTTCCACCCAGGCCATCCATGTATAGTCGCCGGCTGTATAAGCTACGGTTGTAGCTGCGGCAACTACAATAGAAAAATCGGCGCCAGAGGCTGCGGCATCGATCTCGAAACCGCCTGCGGCACTCTTGAAGCTGTATTTAAGCGTCCACGTTCCTGCAGGGTAATCGGTGAATGTGCGCGTCCATTTCCATGTGCTGCCAATGCGCAGCTGCGACGGCTCATTGTTGGGGATGGTTGTCATTGTCCGCGTATGCTGGACGTGAAATCATCCTGTGTTAAGGCAAAAAATGTCCGTTTTATTTTCCGGTCTGTATGCGCCTGACCTGCCGGACCGTAATACCAAGCTCCTGTGCCAATGCTGCAGATGCCAGACCAGTGCCGATAGCGGCGATCTTCACCCTGGACACAAGTTTGGGCAATTTAGGCACATAGACGCGCTCGCCGCCGAACTGTTCGGAGAGTGCGGCTTCCAGCCGGTGTGCTGTTTCGATTGGCAAAGCGGAACCCAGCTCTTTTTCCATCAGCCTGACTAGTTCATAGATCATTTTATTCACCCCGTCTTTCTTTGCATTAGGTTTCATGGACGATTACCTATTGTTCCTAGCCGCCTGATGGCCAAGCCTCTTTGTGCTTGTTTTGGTGCATCAGATTCGTGCTCTGTTTTTGCCTGCTCTGCCCTTTTTGCCCTTGCAGCCATATCTATCTTTGCCAGGCGCAGCGCTGCCAGCGCCATCTTCCAGCAGTCGTACGCCTCATTGCGCAGCCGCGACTGTTTCCAGGCAATTATCTTTTTACCCCGCACCTTTTTCTCTTCCAGCTGGTTGCTGGTGAGTTGTGCGAAGTACTCGTCATCGAAACAAGCCTCTTTCGGAAAGTGCATATACCCGGCGCCAGGCTTTTCCAATGTGAGGCGTTGCATGAGTAGCGACATGGCCGCCTGGTCGCTGACCAAAAACGGGGAAAAGCCCTTTTTGCGCTTGTTGCGCAGGCGCCGCTTGCGCGCCTGGTCATCTTCGGTGAGTGTCTTGCCCTTGCCTTCGATGCCTTTCAGCGGGATCGCCCAGCGCCGTTTCTCGCAGAAGGCCTTGGCCTGGTCGGTGTTGTAACCTGTGTCTATGCCGGCGACATCGATTTCCTGCGCATGCAGCTCGCCGTCCAGTTCGTCCCATGGGTCGTCGCCGGCGGTATCACCCTCGATGATGATGTGGTCGACAGCCCAGCTCTCCTCGTTCAAACCCCAATCGAATATGGAGATCTCCAGCCTGTCCTTTTGCACGTCCACGCCTGCAGTACGCGCATATACAGCGCGATCGCCGAGTTCCACGCCGCAGCGCATCAACAACGCATTCGGATCCGCGCCTTTCAGCTCCTGATCCCACACCTCACCCAGGGCTGTATTGATGAAGGTCTGCAGTTTTGAGCTGTCTTCCTGCGCCTTGATCCATTCCTGAACCATGTCCAGCCATGAAGGGCCCAGGCCGATCGAGCAATACAGCGAGCTCCACTGGTAGCCGCGCGCTTTGATATGCGGACGCGCTGCGATCCACCGGCCGTTTCGGAGCATGGCAGGCTTGTGGTGTTCGTAGATCTCTGCAGCGCAGTACTTGCACAGGTACCATGCCTGCGTGTGCGTGGAATTCCACTTGATGCCGTAACCCTTATCCGCCCCACCCCATTCAAGCACCTGGTATTCGCCGCAATGCGGGCACGGCACATGGTATTTGCGCTGATCGCTGGCGAGGTAGCTGCGCTCGATCAGGCTCTTATCCTTGATGGTCGGCGTGCTGATCTTGCCACGGATCGCACGGGTGAATGCCTTGGTGCGGCCGTCAGCCAGCGATTCCACGTCGCCCTCATCTCCCACTTCGGTGGGAAAGCGGTCGTAATCGTCCAGGATGATGATGCGCACCGACTTCTGCGCGTAACTGTTGGGTGAATTGCCGCCGGCAAGGAACAATACGCCGCCCGGGAAGTCGATCAGATCCTCACGGTTGGAAGCATCACGGCTGCGGTTGCCTCCCAGCAAGTCACGGATTACTGTCGTATCCTGCAACAACGGGTTGAGTTTTTGCACCTTCCAGCTATTACGCGCCTCCAGCGTCGGCAGCATCACCATCATCGGACAGGGTGCATGTTCCATCACGTACCCGATGACGTTCACAGTAGCGGCCGACGCGCCATATTGCGACGGCTTCATCAGTGCCAGATCGTTGACGCCGCTATTGGCCGAGAAGCAATCCATGATCTCACGCATCAATGGCGTGCGGCTGGTACGGTACCGCCCGCGCTCTCCGGAATCCTTGCCCGTTAGCTCGCGGTGCATGTCCGACCACTCCGAAACCGACAGCGACTTACGCGGCGCCGCAGCATGCCACGCCACCTGCAGGCAATGGCTTTGACGGCGGTGCAGCAGGGAGAGGATGTGGTTGTTCATGCGGTTTTCTTCTCTAGCGCTGCACACTGTTTTTGTATCGCATCGCCCAGCTGCACAAGCACGTTGCGGCAATGCTCGGTGATCTCGGCATGGCATTCTGTAAGGTCATTGGTGGCCACGACGATCGGTGCAACCTGGTCAGGAAACACATCCAGCAGGCTGCGCACCGTTGCGCCGATGAATTTCATGGCTGCATCCACATCGTCGCGCGGTATCAGGCTGCCGGCGAGTTTGTCGCGTTCCATTTCTTCCATATCCGCCTTTGCGATCGCGCTGCGCGTTTCAGCCTCTGACTTGCTACTTTGCGGCCTGGGTTCTGCCGGTTTGTTCTCACGATTTTCTGCATGGCGCTCCTTGACATCACGGCGCTTGCCGCCGGTTTCCTTGATGCGTTGCAGCGACTCGGCAACCAGCACGCGATCGCCTTTATCATTCAGCACCAGACGTCCCGCCTGTTTAAGTTTGGTGACATATCCAGGTGACCAGTTTTGGGAATCAGCGAAGGTTTTGAAATTGACTGTCTCGGTCATTTTTTGCCTTCCTTTTTCACTACCAGGAACAGATCCGCGCCGCTAACCTCACGCAGGCGGCTGGTATCCAGAGGTTTGCCTATGGTGTGGCCGTTCTCGCTGGCATAGAAGTGACCGCCCAGGCCTTGCATGCTGTTGCGGATGGTGGTGTCTACTTCATCCTTGCCGAATGCCTCGCGCATGCTGTCTACGAAAGCAGCCACGGTTGGCATCAGCTCGCGCATCGGCTTGGTGGTGGAGGCAGTCATAAATTGCTCCAGGTGTGGGCTGTTACAGGCTTGCGCAGACTGTTACAGGAGTCTGTAACGATTTTTCCTTTATTATTCAACTCTGTTACATATGTAACGGGTGTAACGGGGTATTGATGCGCGCACGCACACGTGCGCAGGCGCGCGCACGTGCATGTGTGTATGTGCGCGTGAAGTGTGTAACGCCTGTAACACCTGTAACAATGATGATTATTAAAGGTTTTTTCGTTACGGGCTGCTGTAACGCCTGTAACGGCGATGATTTTTAATGGTTTTATGCCTGTTCTTTCCATTCAATTCTGCTTTCTTCTGCGTTTTTGAAGTCACACATGCACTTATGCAGCCATTCCGCATCGGTAAAATTCGGTTGTTTCTGGTAGCCGGACTTCTGCAGGATGCCCTCTTCCGGGATAGCCATTCGCTTGGGGTAAGTATTGCCGCTGCAGGTGCTATCTTTTACCTCATAGACCCGCTTGACTCCTATCGTCCAACCTTCCAAGTTGCCGACGAAGTTGAGGAACTGGTTGGAGGCTCGCGGTCGCGTCTCGCCGTTGACCTTGCACCATTTCATGTACGCGCCATACAGATCCATGGACGGACACGGGCACACCGGATATCCCATCTCGCCCGATATCCACTCGTTGATGAATCTGGCCTCGGACGGCAGCGAAAGCTGGATCAGGTTCACCTTGGAATCAGTCATCGGCGGCCGCTTTTTCGGGTGAAAATCGCCCAGATCCAGCTTGAGAAGGTAGTCGTAGAACGCCTCTATGCCGCCGTTTTCCTGTTCCAGGAACAGCTTGTCGTAGAATTCCTCATCCATCGGCGGCGGTGTTCGCACCACCAGGTGCCGGCGATCGTCATTGTCGATCGGCAGCGGCTGGTTCTCGTTGGATAGATAGACGATGTTGACCTGGTTGCGCTGTCGGTAGGCGGCCACATTCTTCGGGTTGACGCGGATCCACTCGCCCGTCACCAGCTCTTTCAGCTCGTTCTTGATGTGCCACATCTCGGCGCGCGTGACGACCTCCTCGGCCAGAATGAACAGCTTGGAGTCTGACCAGTCTGCGTTGAATTTATCTTCCAGCCCACGCTGGTTGAGCACTGTGGAATAGTCGCCGAATATCTTGGCGTAGGCCTGGAAGAAAGCCGACTTGCCCGTTCCCTGCGGACCGTGCAGGATGATGGCGCTGGACATCTTGGCGCCAGGGTTTTGCAGAGGGTATGCCAGCCAGCGCAGGATCCAGTTGAACACGTCGCGCTGGTTGTTTTCTGCGCTGCATAGGTATTCCAGGGTGCACAGCATCATGTCGCACTTGCCCAGCTTTGGTTGCATCGGCCAGCCCCGCCATGTGTTTAGCATGACCAGCTTGTCGTTGCCGCCCGGGTCGAACCCGACCTGATCGAGATAGTATGCACCGCGCGCGATCCAGTCCGGATGTCGCTTGATATCGTCACCGCGTACACCTGCCGGCAGCAAGGCCACCATCTGGTCGCGGTGGCACACTTTGTTCGTCCACGTGTCGAACAGGTACTTGCCCGTTCCGTCATCGAGCGGCACGAAACGCGCCACGGCTTCATCCAGCGACATGACAGAAACAGCGGCGCGCCTACCCTCCCCCCCCGGTAATGAAAGTTCCCGCTGCGCGGACGATGAATCGCGCCAGGTGAGGGCATCGAGCTTGGCGTTGACCTGGTTGGCCACCGTCAGGTGTACGCCCGTCAATATGAACAGGTCGTTGAAGTCGGTGAGTTTCTTGCCCTCTCGCAGATCCACGCCGTCAGCATCGAGAAAGTCAGGCTTCAACCAGGCCGAATGCTCGATCTCGGCAGTGGCATTGACGGCGGCCGTCACCCCTGGGTTTTCCTTGGTCTGGTAGTCGTCATCCGCGCAGAACAGCAGATGCAGCTTGGGGTAGGCCTTGCGGATCAGCTTGCCGGCCTTGGTCAGGTTGTTGGCGGAAAAAGCATAGGCCACGGAATAGCCCGTGGCCTCATGCAGTGTAGCTGCTGTGGCATATCCCTCGCCGATCAGCATCACGCCCGTGCGGCGGACGCCACCTATCAGCCCGAAAGTGCCACCCATGGCCATGCCAGATGGCCAGAATTCCTTGTCGCGCTGCAGTTTTCTGCGTCGTTCATGACCCTTTGGGTAGACGAACTGCAGGCCGCAGACGTTGCCATTGACGTCGTGCATGGGCACGACCAGCGCACCATTGGCCACTCGCAGCCGGTAATGGTTGGAATCGTCCAGCCCCTGGATCACCAGGCTGTCCAGGTCGCCCAGTACGCGCAGGCCGTGAGGCTGGATGCGCTTGACCGTCAGATAATCGTGCGCCTCGCATGGCTGGCACTTGCTCCAGACCGTGGACGCCCATCGCGCCGCCGTCTTGGCCTCGGCCTTCCGCTCCTCCGCCAGCTTGCGCGCCGTTTCTTTTTGCGAGGCCTGTATCGCGGCCTTGTCTTCCTGCGTGAGCGCCGGGGTGTTGTCATCGCGCTTCGGCATCTCCAGCTTGGTGTAGCCGTCGTCATTGCCCTGCCAGATACCGAAGGCGCCGACGATGAAGGTGTTGCCGGCTTTGGATGTCCACTCCTTGAGCCTCGTCCACCCGCGCCGCTCATGCGGGTCATCGAGTACTTTCCAGCGCTGGATCCGCGCATCGAAGGTCAGCTCCTTGTCCAGGATCAGGCCTGCGGACTCCAGCTGGGCTTTGACGTCGTCGTAATTAATCAAGCTCATCGCGCCGTCCTTAATGCGTCATCCAGGTTGCGCACGAACAGCGGGTTGAATTCCTGGGCGACCACGCGATCGGCGATCGCTTTGAGATCGATGCGCTGTCGATAGTTCGGCCGCTTGATCACCATGAGTATGGGCTTCACAGTCGCGCCATCGCGCATCCACACACCCCGCGCCAGGTGACCGCCACGCGACCAGAAAAGCTGGCCGGAGCGCTTGACGTTGCGCCGGCTGCGCGCAGAGTTTGACTTCCAGCTGTATGGATCCAGCCCGATGCGGATCTGCGAGACGATCTGGTTGAGCTGACCACGGCTCATGTTGCCGTACTGGTCAAGCGTGGCGCCGGCACCAGGCGCGACATATTCATTCGCACTGATGAGACCTGCTTGTTCCAGCAGCCGCTCTATCCCCTTGCGGTTGCGCGGTCCGCCTGTGAATTCCTGACCGATAATGTAGTCCAGCGAGTTGGGATTCTTGCCGCCGATGATGGCATCCTTGAGATAGACCATCGCGGTCAGGTCCTGCTTGGTGGCGGGTTTGACGCGCAGCCCTTTCATCGTGAAGGGAGTCGGTCTGTCGAACTTCTTTCGCATCTCGGCGTAGATCGCCGGCTGCAACTTGTCCTTGGCCACTTGGGTAAGCGTTTTTGCGGCAGCGAATGCCACCTGCTTCTGCTTGGCATCGAGTACTGCAGCCAGCCGATTCACGCCAGACATGTCCACGTGGACGCTGATCACCATAGGCGAGCCCCAGTAGGTTCACCAAGCGTGGCCATTTCACTATGCCCCAAAGCCATACCCTAGCGCTAAATCGGGGTTCGCATTACCCGTGGTTTGATTGGCCAGACAGTACCTTGAACAGGGCTTACACTGGATTACGCATTTGACTTTGCATGTGCTGCCAAGTGAAAAGCCACAGCCTTTTATATCAAGTCGGGGGACGGGGATCATCATGGCAAGCGAAGCTCGTCTCGACAGCGGGCGCAGGCTTGGTTGATCAGTCGCGGACTATCAAAGCCACAGTACTCACAGACGCCGGGCTCGCCCTTGGGAAGGGCCTTACTGGCCGCAGCAATGTTGGCATCGAGCATTGCCTGCGCCACGTCGTTGGCGCGATCGATTACGTCTCCTCGATCACTCACCGCGCCACTACCATGCTGCGCAACCGAGACATCAACGCCACGTGCTTGTTTATGAATTCGTATGACTTGGCCTCGACATTGTCCAGCTCCCGCTGCGTCAGGCTGCCATCAGCGATACTTGTCTGGAATGATGCGGTGAATTCACCGAGTGCGGTGATGTCATCCATATATGCATCGAGCAACTCCATGTCGGAGATGCCATCAAAGTTGGGGAGCGGGATCGCCACATGGTTCAGCTCATCGGCCATCGCATGCAGGATGCGGTAGTCCTGAGTGATGTGCTGCATCTTCATTGCCTCATGGAGCGCCAGCTTGTGAGTGGTCTGAGTCAGGCTGACCTTGTTCTGTAATACGTTGGCGCTCATATCCAGTCGTGGTGCCAATGCTGGGCATCCGCCTGGATAATCGTGAGCCGTGTTATATGCTGCATCTGCAAGATTCATGGTGATTCACCCCCGTTATCGCCGTTTTAATCGGTCTGCCTCCTGGTTACACTGCCCTCCAACATCCGAAGATATTGGAGGGACTGTGCAACTACTACGTCAGGAGGAGATCCACAAATCACCAGTTCTCTGGAATAGCCGACTTATATCCGAGTGGGCGCGGTGCACTGCACGGTTGCAGGGGCTGGACTTGAACCAGCGACCTCTTGGGTATGAACCAAGCGAGCTACCAACTGCTCTACCCTGCGATTCTGTTCTTATGCGGCCTTTCTCATTTCTTCGGGCAGGCCGTCGTGTGGGTGCGGATATAATGTCGGGTCAAGCTCATTCGGCGTCACCCTCCATTCATCGACCTGGCACAACGGCAAAATCCATTCTGCCGGCACGTATTGGAATCTATATATCCAGCTCCTCACGGTCCCTTGTCGCAAGGTTTTCCCAGGGCGCAGCTCCATCAGCTTCTTGGCTGTGGCTGTTTGCCCTCCCAGGCGATCTACGACTTGAGCGAGTAGTTGGAACATGGGAGGAGAGAATAATACCAAAGTATTATTTCTGTCAACTTGTATTTAAATACCTTGGTATTAGATTTTTCCAAGCCATAGGTATTAAATAAAGCAATGAAATTTTCAGAACGACTTATCAAGGCGCGCGAGCATGCCGGCATCACGCAGGAGGAGCTTGCACTAGCTTCCAAAGTCAGCCAGGGAACAATCTCCAAGATCGAACGTGGCGACTCGGACGAGTCACGTTATGTGGTACAGCTCGCGATCGTCTGCGGTGTAAGGCCTGAATGGTTGGCTTTGGAAGACGGAGACATGCTGCTGGAGCATGTTTACAAGCCAAACAGCACTGCAGGTAAGATCTACGAGATTGCCCAGGAGCTGTCAGAATACCAGCGTGGTGTCCTGCTAAAGGTCGGTTTTTCGCTTGCTGAACCAGATGGAGCAGGAAATTCGCACACCCAGTAATGTAATACAATTACAGATACAGACATCTTTCAGGTTCGATTGAAGGGAGACCGCTATGCTGTGGTTCTTTTTGTGGATATTGTTATCGGTAGGTGTTGGATCGCTTGCCTCTAATTGGGGCAGATCCGCAGCCGGATGGTTTTTCATCTCTGCATTGCTTTCCCCTATCATCGGTGTGGTACTGCTGCTGCTGTTCGGCAAAAACACTGCAGGCATGGAGCGCGATGCCATGGTCTATGGTGGCATGATCAAGTGTCCGGATTGCGCCGAACTCATCAAGAGTGAGGCCAATGTCTGCCGTTATTGCGGCAAAAACCTCAATGAACAAAACGTGGACCATGGCCGACAACCCTCGAATATGGCGCATATCTCTGCTGCTGGCCGCGCTGCTGCTAACCAGCACAGCAGAAGCGCGGATTAAGCGTAGCGAGCACGCCAGAGTCGAATTCAAAATAACGCATCCATGCCCTTCAACGGGCATCGATCACGGCCCATGCCCAGGCTGGATCATTGATCATATATGGCCACTCAAAAGAGGCGGCCCGGATAGCCCCGATAACATGCAATGGCAAACAGTGGAAGATGCCAAAGAAAAAGACAGATGGGAATAGCCACCGACTGAAACCGACCCGCTGCGTGCGGGTTTTTTATTACCTTGAGACTATCCGCCAGAATAAAGTGGCGAATAATTTTGTATCGCTCTGTATAAATCACCCAATTTAATACCTAGGTATTGACAAGTAATAATACCTTGGTATTAAATGCTCCCGTCGCAACTTCAAAACGGGGTCCAACATGTACTCACCGGATAACGGAGCAAGGCTGTCAGCCAGGCGCACGTGGCAGCGTGCAACATATACAGAACGCACCGAAATGCTTGCCGATGCAGGGTTTAAAGACAATCCCGCACTGCACAACTGGCAGAATTTTGACGAGTTGCCGACAGAGCTCATCGTCGACCTCAATAACGCCCACACCAAAAAACTATCCCAGCCGCACAACCAGCGTGTCATCGACGTGCTGAAACGTGCGCATGCCAAAGGCTGCAGGCTAGTGATCGACAACGACGGCGAAGTGATCGCCACACCGGAAGTCATGCCGGGGCAACGTGTGATCGCCAACATACACAAGCAGCACGCTCTTTTTGAGGAGGTAGCATGAAATACATCACCACATTCTTCTGCGGTGTCGCATTAACCGGCCTCATCGTGGCTGCACAGGTAGTCACTACCGACAACCCACCCAAGGCAAAGATGACCAATGAGGTCTGCAGCATGGTGATGCCTGACGTTGGCGAGCGAGTGATCCTTTGGTTGAGACCGAACGGCGAAGGCGGCCTTTCACTCGACTGGGAAAGGCACCAGGTCGTCGGCTGGGGCATGGTTGAAGTCCCACCACAGACTGGCGCTGTCAACGTGCCATTGAGCAAAGACTGATCATGAACGTCCGGGGAAAAATCATCCATCGCATTGTTGAGCACGGGCCCGAAAACCCTGTGCGTTTTGAAGCTCTGGAAGATGCAACGATGGTAGATCCAGAAACTCTGCAGGAAGTCTTGAACGTCATGGTCAATGAAACCAACCCGGCCATTCTGCGCAAGCGCATTAACAAAGACGACGAGGTTTATTTCGTTTATTGGACAACACTTGTACCAATTCTCCCAGACGTCTCACAAGCCCCGCAACCAATTGCAGCAACAACAGCTGCAAAATCAATCGAACTTGCACCACCAATGGAGGTATCCGTTATGCCAGAAGCAAAATCAAAAACTCACCTGATGCTGGAATACCTGGCCG